ATTGCTAAGTGTAGAAAAAAGAAAGGTAAAAAGTAATGGCAGTCCGAAAGACAGCTAAAGGAGCTGCTTTAAAACGTTGGTTTAAAGAAGACTGGAAGGACGTAAAGACAGGTAAAGCTTGCGGTAGGAAAAAAGGTGATAAACGCGGTACACCATATTGCCGACCTACTAAACGTGTTTCTAGTAAAACTCCAAAGACATCTGGAGAAATGACAGCAGCACAGAAGAAGTCTAGAATAGCTCAAAAAAATAGACTTGGGCAACCAGCAGGGAAGCCACGTAGAGTAGCTTCACTTAGGCGTAAAAAGACAACAAGGAAGAAAGCATAATGACTACAACGAATACACATGCATTTAATTTAGATCTAAACCTACTTGTAGAGGAAGCGTTTGAAAGATGTGGTGCAGAGTTAAGAACAGGATATGATTTAAGAACTGCAACTCGTAGTTTAAATTTACTTACAATAGAGTGGGCTAACCGAGGCATAAACTTATGGACTGTTGAACAAGGACAGATACCATTAGTTGCAGGTACAGCCACTTACGATTTGCCCGCGACGACCATCGACCTCATGAGCCAAGTCATAAGAACTGGGTCTGGAACAACTCAGTCTGACATAGCTATTTCTAGGGTGTCAAATCCTACTTATGCATCTATCCCAAGTAAGAACGACACGGGCAGACCGATACAAGTTTATATAGATAGACAAGCAGAGATTCCTAAGATAACTCTATGGCCCATTCCTAATGACACAAGTTATACTTTTGTATACTGGATGTTAAAAAGAATTGATGATGCAGGTACAGGGGTCAACACACAGCATATTCCATTTAGATTTTTACCGTGCATGGTAGCAGGGTTAGCATTTTATTTATCGCTTAAGATTCCAGAAGCAGGTGAAAGATCACAATTCTTAAAACAAGAATATGAAGAGCAGTGGTTACTGGCTTCAACTGAAGATAGAGAAAAAGCAACTTTAACTGTAGCACCAAGAACATCATACGTATAGGAGATTAACATGAAAGAAGTACCGGCAGATAAAAAGAAAAGTTTAGGAAAGTTACCCGCACCTGTGCGTAACAAAATGGGTTTTATGAAAAATGGGGGTAAAGTAGGATATGAAGTTGGTGGCGACGTATCAACAAAAGATAAGAAAGACCCCGGATTTACAAAAGAATTTACATCTAGAGTTAAAAAAGGCATGAGTCCCAAAGAAAGAAAAAGCGCAGAAAAAAGAGACGCATATGAACTAGGACTTAGAAATAAAAAGAAAGGTGGTCTTAGAGGTGCCGCAACTCAAATAATTGATAACGCTGTGGGCGTTGGTAGAGGGACAGCATCAGAAAGAAAAGAACTTAAAAGAGGCTATGAAGATATGAAAAAAGCCTTAAAGAATAAACCTACTCCAGCCGGAAAGTTTGGTAAGGCAGGTAAGGCAGGGAATGCGGGAATGGGACGTGGTGTAATTAAGAAAAAAGCTGGTGGCAAAGTTAAAAGCTATAGACATGGTGGTAAATGTAAGATAGATGGTATTGCTATTCGTGGTAAAACTAGAGCTAAACAAAGGAGAAGTTAAAATGAGTGTCGTTAATGAAATTAAAAGAGTTTTTGCTCCTACAAAAAAACAAAAAGCAGAAGATGCAGAAACTAAAAAAAGATTTATGAAGCAAGCTAGAGAAAAAGAAAAAGAAAAAGTTAAAAAAGCACAGAAAAAAATAAAAGCTCAAAAAGCTGGTGCGCCAGATGGCAAAGTTATAAGACAAAATAAAGCACCTTTGTATATACATGATGCTGTAAAAAGAGCAAACGATAAAAAAATAAAACCCAGTCATCTTAAATCAACAACTAATCCTAAAAAAGTTGCTAAGACAATGACAGATCAAGTTGAAGCTATGAAAATAGTGGACAGAAATTATCTTAAAGGTAAATAATGAGCAATAAGTTTACAACTAATAAGAACGCTATTGCAGATTGTGATGTTTGTGGTTTTCAGTTTAAGCTTAAAGAACTAAAAGATTTATATGTAAGAAAAACTAACACTAATGTTAAAGCTTGCAAGGAGTGTTGGAACCCAGATCAACCACAGAATATGCAGGGGATGTATCCAGTAGAAGATCCTCAAGCAGTGCGAGATCCAAGACCTGACCAGAGTTTTAATGACAACAACGTAACTGGATCAAGAGATATACAATGGGGATGGGAACCTGTTGGTGGAGCACGACCCCCATCTAATGAGTTTACAGGAAATAATTTAGTGAGTTCAGGAGTAGTAGGAACTGTTACAATAACAATAACTTAGGAGAAAGAAATGAAAGAGAACCAAGAAAGAAAAGCAAAAATGGTAGATGGTTATGCACAACCACAAATGGTTCCTGTACCTAACACGGCAGGTTATCCTGAAAAGAATGTTAAGACTTCTGGCGTAGTAACTCGCGGCAATGGTGCAGCAACAAAAGGCACAAAAGCTCGCGGTCCTATGGCGTAAGGACAGTTTATGACGTACACTGAGCTAGTCGCACAAATACAATCGTATACTGAAGATGAATACTCTACAGTAGATATAAACACATTTATAACTCAAGCTGAGAACAGAATCTTTAATGGAGTTAATCTTCCAGACTTAAGAAGAAATGATACAGGTACTATTAACTTCGCTAACAAGTATTTAAATGTGCCTGCCGATTGGTTGGCTACTTATAGTTTAGCGGCTATTGATAATACAACTAATGAGTATACTTTTCTTATAAATAAAGACGTTAACTTTATTAGGCAATCATTCCCTGATACTGATGCAGCTCACTATGGAAAACCACAATATTATGCTGTCTTCGATGATACAACATTTATACTCGGTCCTACACCTGATAAAGCTTATGGCGCTGAGCTTCATTACTTTTTTTATCCTGAGTCTATTACTACTGCCGCTAGTGGTACGTCTTGGCTGGGAGATAATTATAGCTCCGTATTACTTTATGGTTCATTGTTGGAAGCAGCTACGTACCTCAAAGCCGACCCAGAAACAATAGCAAACTACACCAATAGATATGAACAAGCATTAGTAGAATTAACTAGACTAGGTGAAGGTAAAAATACTCGTGATGCTTATCGTAGTGGACAGGCTAGAATACCTGTTAAAGGTAGAAGAGGGAGTGCAGTTTAATGGCAACTATTATACAAGGAATAACTAATACCTTTGTTGCTAAATCATTAGCCGGTGATATAGATTTTGATACCGACACATTTAAAATAGCTCTATATACTGATGATGCAACGCTAGATTCTTCTACCTCTGCATATACAACTACTAATGAAGTGGTAGGCACAGGGTATGTAGCTGGGGGTAATACATTAACAGGCGCTACAGTTACACAAGATGATGATGCAGACGTAGTGTATATAACTTTTGATTCTCCTACTACTTGGACAGGCACATTTTCCGCAAGAGGAGCTTTAATATATAATAGTAGTTCTAGTAATTATTCTGTATGTGTATTAGATTTTGGATCAGTTAAAACTATTGCAGCTCAAACGCTAACTGTAACATTACCTGATAACACTGCAACAACGGCACTTATTCGATTTGAATAGAAAGGGATAACATGACAGGATTTTCGTCGCTTATAGCGGATGCACCAGAAGTAACAGTAGATAAAGTAAGACCATTAGAAAAAGATTTATATAAAATGATGTGGGATAAACCAGAGTATAGACAAGTTGCTCCTGGTGAAAATATAGCTCACGAATTTTTAAAACAAGCTAAACCTAAACAAGGTGCTACAGTTCTTGATTTAGGATGTGGTACAGGACGTGGAGGATTGAACCTAGCGTTCTTTGGTGGACTAGATGTAACTATGGTTGACTTTGCAGATAATTGCTTAGATGAAGATATAGTCCCAATGTTAGAAACACAGAAGCATGCGTTGCGATTTGTAGAAGCTGATTTATCTCAACCTCTACCTGTTCAAGCAGCTTATGGTTTTTGTACTGATGTGATGGAACATATAAGACCACATCATGTAGACCAAGTTATAGAAAATTGTTTAACTGCTTGTCAACATGTATTTTTCCAAATATCTACAGTTGATGATAAAGCAGGAGTTTTAGTAGGACATAAACTACATCTGAGTGTGCACCCATATGAGTGGTGGCTTAAAAAACTTAAAGACCATAAATGTATAATACATTGGTCTAACAAAACAGATAATACTTGTTTGTTTTATGTAAGTAATTGGGCAACAGGGGAAGAAGTAGTTGATGCGGGTACTGTAAATACAACTGATGATGAGATAAAGAAAAACGTAGAACACAATATAAAGCAAGGTTATTTACAAGTAGAACCACATCCGACTAATGATATTGAAGTTATGATTGTAGGAGGGGGACCATCCTTACCACAACATATAGAAAAAATAAAGCAATTAAGACAAAATGGTGTTAAACTTATAACTATTAATAATGCCTATAAATGGTGTTTAGATAATGGTTTAACTCCTTCTGCTATGGTCATGGTAGATGCAAGAAAGTTTAATGCGAGGTTTACAAAACCTGTAGTAGAGGATTGTAAATACTTTATAGCTTCACAATGTAACCCTAGTGTATTTGAGGGCTTGCCAAAAGATAAAACTTATATATGGCATACGCAGGCAGACCTATTAAAAGATATACTAGATGAGCAGTATAAAACATGGTGGTCAGTTCCAGGGGGATCGACTGTATTGTTAAGAGCTATACCATTGTTTAGAATGTTAGGATTTAAAAGATTTCATTTATTTGGGTGTGATTCCTGTTTAGGTGAAGATGAAATGCATCACGCATACGAACAAGAAGAAAATGATGGACAGTTAGTTATGCCTGTAAACGTGAGCGGGAAGATATTTAACTGTAACCCTTGGATGGTATCGCAAGCCCAAGAGTTTATTGACCTGATTAAAATGTTAGGTGATGAAATTGAGTTAGCAATCTATGGTGGGTTATTACATCATATTTTAGAATCCGGCGCGTCATACGCCGATATAAAGGAGATTTAACATGGCAGCAACAGCATGGCAACTATATAACAGTGCCAAAAAATATATAGGTAATGGTACCATAACGTTAGGTGCCGGTGTTTTTAAAATGGTTTTAGCTCAGTCAGCTAGTAATGCATCTACATTTACTTTGAGTACTTATGCATCTGTAACAAACGAAGTTTCAGCGGCAGGGGGCTATGTTACGGGTGGTAGAAACTTAGTACCAGCAACAGCTCAGTGGACAGTAGGAGCTTCAGCTAAACAGCAGAAGTTTACTATGTCTGCCGTAGGTTTAGCATTTACAGCTTCTGGAGCTAGTTTAGTAAATATTAGATATGCGATTTTACGTAACTCTACTGGAGCAGCTGCAGGTAAACTTTTATGTTTCTGTCAGTTATCTAGTACTCAGTTTACTGTAACATCACCAAATACTTTAACTGTTTTACCTGCTGCTACTGGCATATTTACCTTAACATAAGGAGCTAGTAATGGCTACCGGCTGGGGACGAAATACCTGGAGCTCTGGTCCATGGGGTGAAGGGGACGTAGTATCGCTAGTTACAGGATCTGTAGCTATAGCAGGCATAGCCCCTAGTGTAGTTCAGGGTAAAGTAATAACCCCTAGTGTAGAAGCATTAACATTAGCAGGGGCCGCACCAACAGTATTAGATGGAGCAGTAATAACTCCAGGTGTAAAAGATTTAGTATTAGCTGGAATAGCACCAAGTATATTTGAAAGTAGCGTAATAACCCCTAGTGTAGGGGCAGCGGTGTTAAATGGATTAACACCAGGTGTAGTTCAAGGTAAGATAGTAACTCCTAGTGTAGGAGCAGTAACACTAGCAGGGACAACACCAAGTATAGTTTATGGTGATGTAGCAGCGGCACCAGCCGGAGCACTTACATTGCAGGGGATAGCTCCTCAAGTTGTACAACAGAATAATGTATTTAAAACTCCACTGGTTGGAGCAGTAAGTATAGCAAGTGAAGCACCACACGTATTTGGTAGCACCGTTATAACACCTAGTGTAGGTGCATTAACATTAGCTGGAATAGCTCCAGCTGTAACAGAAGGTAGAGTAATTACTCCAAATGTAGGTGCATTAGCATTACAAGGATATGCTCCTTCAGAAGTAATAGGAAGAATTATAACTCCTAATGGGACTAGTTTAAATATACAAGGATATGCTCCTTTAATTAATAGTCCAGACTGGGTTATAATAGATACTACACAAGACCCAGAATGGGTTATAATAGATACTACTCAAGTTCCTAATTGGACAGAGATAGTTACAGGATAGGGAAATAATATGTCAACATATTCAAATTTATCGGTAGAGTTAATAGGAACCGGAGAACAGTCGGGCACATGGGGAACAACGACTAATACCAATTTAGGCACAGCAATGGAAGAAGCCATTGTTGGCACAGTCGATCAAGCTGTTGGTACAGGAGATACTACATTAACTTGGAGTGTTTCTTCTAATGCTACACAAGTAGCTAGACACTTACGCCTTAACCTTACAGGAAGTGCAGGAGGTTCAGGTAATTTAATTATACCTACCACTGCCGCAGGTGGTGCCAATACTTTCAAAAAACAATTCTTAATTAAAAACAGCTCTACTACAGCCATAACAGTTAAAACTGCTTCAGGTTCAGGAGTGTTAGTTCCAGCAGGTAAATCATCTTTTGTATATGCAGATGGCACTAATGTTGTTGCTTCTATTGATTACATTAGCGGAACGATTGTTTCAAGCGATGTAGATATTGATGGTGGCTCAATTGATGGTACTACAATAGGTGCAGCTACCCCTAGCACAGGAGCGTTTACTACACTCGCAGCATCAAGTACTGTTTCTGGTGCAGGCTTTACAGCACGCTTTGCTACACCAGGACCAATTGGTAATACATCAGCTAGTACAGGTAATTTTACAACTTTAGGTGCAACAGGTAATGTAACTCTAGGTGATGCTGCTGGAGATGAAGTAACGCATAATGCGGGCACGGTAAATGTTCCTAATAACCTTATATACTCTGGTACTGGCTCATTGACAATGCCAAACGGAACAACAGCACAAAGACCTGGCTCAGCCGCAGCAGGTATGATTAGATATAATACTACTGAAGATGAGTTTGAAGGATATGCGGATGGAGCATGGGGATCAATTGGTGGAGGTGCATCAGCAGGTGGTGCTATCTATGAGAATGTTGATAACATTTCAGAAAATTATACAATAACAGCAGGATCAAATGGTATGTCAGTAGGGCCTATGACAATAGACTCTGGATTTACTGTTACTATCCCTGCGGGACAACGATGGGTGATATTATAATATGGCTACAATCATAAATGCAGATACAAGTGACGGACTAAAGCTAACTTCTGATACAAGTGGTGAGATAGAATTACAATCAGCAGGTGTCACCAAAGCTAAAATAACATCTAGTGGATTACAAAATGCAAGTGGTGTTGCTATTACTTCACAAGCAGGTAAGAATAGAATCATCAATGGTAATATGATGATTGACCAAAGAAATAGTGGTGGCGTTACTACTCCAGCAAACAATGTATATACATTAGATAGATGGAACGCAGGTCTTTCACAATCAAGTAAATATTCTGTACAACAAGTCGTTGATGCTCCTAGTGGTTTTTATAACTCAATAAAAGCAACAGTATTAGCAACAGTTAGTCTTGGTGCAACTGATTATTTTATGCTAAAACATAAAATTGAAGGAAACAATGTTGCAGATTTAAATTTTGGAACTGCTAATCCTGAAACTATTACATTATCTTTTTGGGTTAAATCTTCAGTAACTGGAACTTTTGGTGGGGGTATTCAAAACTCTAATGAATCTAGGGGGTATGCTTTTAACTATACTATATCCTCTGCTAATACATGGGAGTACAAATCAGTAACCTTAACTGGAGATACTACAGGAACATGGGATAAAACTAATGGTACAGGTTTATGGTTAAATCTTGCTTTAGGTGTAGGCACTACTTATTCTAAATCAACAGGTTCTTGGGGGGCAGGTCCAGTATTAAGTGCTACAGGAGCTACAAATTTATTAGCTACAGGTTCAGCAACTATACAATTTACAGGTGTACAACTAGAAGCAAATACAACTGCAACACCTTTTGAACATCTACAATACTCACAACAGTTAGAATTGTGTCAGAGGTATTATACTAAATTTACAGCTACTAATGCTTATTCTACTTTTGGATTTGCAACTGCTGCTACTAATGCAAGAATGACAACACAATATCATTTTCCAACGACAATGAGGGCAGCACCTTCTACATCTTATAGTGGAACATTATCTGTTTTGTATGGAACAGGTAGAACAAACATTACGTCCTCTCCTGATTCACAATTAAATCCTAATGGTGGATATGTTAATTATGATGTATCTGGAACTCCATTTACTGCAATTACTTATTCTGGATTAATTGGTGCAAACAATGATGTAAACTGTTCTGTAGAATTTAACTCGGAGCTATAAAAATGAGATATAAAAAAACAATAAATGGAATAACTGAATTAGAGTCTAGTTTGTGTATAAAAAAAATAGATAGTAATGGTAAAGAATGGATAGTTCCTAAAAACCCAGAAAACACCGACTACCAAGAATTTTTAGCGTGGAAAGCTGAAGGTAACACACCAGAACCAGCTGATGAGGAGAACGCATAATGGCTGATATAGTATTAACAGGAAACACGTCTGGCTCTATTACAGTTGCAGCACCAGATGTAGCAGGAACTAATACCTTAACCTTACCTGCAAGTACAAGCACGATAGCAACGACAACAGATATAACTGGTCCAGCGTTTAGTGCTTATGCTAGTGCAGCACAATCCATTGCTGATAACACATCTACTAAACTTGCATTTAATGTAGAAATTTTTGATACAAACTCTAACTATGATACTGGTACTTACAGATTTACACCTACAGTAGCTGGATATTATCAATTTAGTGCTCATGTTCAATCAGGAGGTTCGTCTACTACAGAAGTATGGTTTTGTAATATTGAACAAAATGGTACTGCTGTTCTTATAGGTTCAAATGGACAAACTAAATTTGCAACTATTGGGTCTTGTTCTAATGTTTCAGGATTATTATATATGAATGGTTCTTCTGATTATGTAGAAGCTATTGTATATCAAAGGTCTGGCGGTGGAGCTTTATCAACTCAAGCAGGAAGTCAGACAACTTCTAATTTTACAGGTGCATTAATAAGGAAAGCATAATGACATTACAACAAAAAATAATAGCACTATATCCAGAATTAACTGATGAAGATTTTGAACCCATTGGTGGAACAATATCTTTTCATGATGATAGCGATGGTAAAGGTCCATATATTAAAAAATGGAATCATCCTACTTTAACTAAACCAACAGATGAGGAATTATCATGAGTGTAGCAATTAACGGAACTAATGGAATTACATATAATGATGGCTCATTACAACCCTCTGCTCCTGTAGGTAAGAATAGAATTATTAATGGTAATATGGCTATTGACCAAAGAACCACCACTCAAACAGGTAATGGTTATTCTGTAGATAGATGGGCAATATATGATAATACTTCAGCTACATACACTCTTGCACAAGATTCATCAGCTCCAACAGGTTTTATAAACTCTTTAAAATTTACAACAACAGGTACTGACACATCTATTGGTTCAACAGAACAATGTGTAATATATCATCAAATAGAAGGTAATAATATAGCAGACCTCAATTGGGGAACAGCTAATGCTAAAACTGTAACTTTGTCATTTTATGTACGCAGTTCACTAACTGGAACATTTGCAGGTTCTTTAGGAAATAATGGTTATGCAAGAAGCTATCCATTTACTTACACCATATCTTCTGCTGACACATGGGAACAAAAGACTATTACTATTACAGGTGACACAACAGGAACTTGGCTTACAACTAATGGTGTTGGAATTAGCTTAAGGTTAGCTATAGCGGCTGGTAGTTCTTTTGAAGCAACAGCAGGTGCTTGGGCTTCTGGTAACTACTTTTCTGTATCTGGTGCAACAAATGTTGTTGGCACAGCATCTTCTACCTTCTACATCACAGGCGTTCAACTAGAAGCAAATACAACAGCAACACCATTTGAAAACCTACAATATGGACAACAATTAGCATTGTGTCAGAGGTATTTTCAAAAATCTTGGGAACAAGGTGATGCTGTTGGTTCTACTGTAAGTGAAACTACTAATACAACACAACAATCTTGGGGTGGTCTGAATGCATCTAGCATAGCAGGACAATGCTTTTTATTACCAGTAACTATGAGAGCTACACCAACTCTAGTTATATATGATTTGGCACTTACTACAGGCAAAGTAACTATAATAGGTGCGGGTGCGGGTGCTACAAACAATATAACACCTAATTTAACTAATGCAGATGCGAATAGGTTTTTTGTTCGGTTGTATGGTAATAATACAGCTGGAATGATTTTTGCTCACACACTATCAGCGGAGTTATAAAATGTATAGAAAATTATTAAACATAGATGGAACAGAAAACATAGAGCAAATACAAAGAATAATTGATGGTGCTTATATACCAAGAATTGAAGCCAACACAGACTACCAAGAATACCTAGAATGGGTAGCAGAGGGTAACGAACCAGAAGAAGCAGAATAAGGAGAAAGTATGTTAAGCATTTTATCGGGAATATTAGGCTTTGCTACATCAGGACTTCCTAGTGTATTAAAGTTTTTTGAACAAAAGGGCGATCAGAATCATGAACGTGAGATGGCTAAAATTG